GAAAAATTAAAAAACGAAGCTGTTGAAAAATATAATAAAGAAAATCTTCGTAAAAAACGCTGGCGTCGAGTAGCATTGGTTGAAGGGGCAGGAATTGGGGCTACTATTTTAGTATTAATTTTATTTCTTTAGATAACTATAAGGGGGTGTCTTATGTTAGTTATCCTTTGATTACTTGCTTAGCACCAGTTGTACCTAGTACTTTATCTATACGTGAATCCGTATATGAACGAGCATCCGCTATGTGATTATAAAGTCGTTCATACTCATGAGATATGTTAGCGTTGGTTTCATCTATACGCCTATGAAGATGACTATTACGATCATCTATATCACGGTATAACATACTCATTCTATCATTTACTTCTCGAGGTGTCTCTTCCATCATACGCTTTATATGATTGAGACTTTGTTGTTGCTTGTTGATCTTAACTATACCCCAAACCAATACGCTTACAATTGCTGCAGCGATGATCGAGAGCATACCTAAAACGAAATACATTGTTTCCATAATTTGTTTCTCCTTTATTTTTAATTATATAAAACACCCCCTATAGTTAATCTGGTAAATTATTATATCTACAACATGAGTTATAATAATTAATTAAATTTTCTATAGTTAATTTTTCTTTATCTGTTTGATTCTCAAATACTTCCCATGTTTCTTTCTCAGCAGAATAATTCAATGTTCCACTACGTTTTTCCTGGAGGATAAATTTGGTAAATTCTTTTTTAAGAAGAGACATAACTTAAATTATTTCATCTATAACCCCATATTTTATGGCTTCATTTACCCCGAAATACCAATCTGTTTTATTTTTCTTTACTTTATCTAGTTGAGTACGCTTAAATGAAGTCCTAGATAAAACATATTCATCGTATATATCCATTAATCTATCACCTTCATCTAAATTTTCTTTTAGAGTAGATATTTTATCATAATGCATGCTATCTAAACATTCATGATACATAAATGTAGTTAAAGAATGTCCAAATCTTTGGTGTCCTGAAAGGAGAATAGGTAAAGCCATTGACATTACTGCTCCATAACCATAAGTGTGAATAGGAGTAACAGAATTTTCTATAACCCCAATTAGTGCAAATCCGTCATACATTGAACCTCCTATACTATTAATAATTAACTTTATAGGTAATTTTTCTTCATTACTATTATCTAATTCATTAATATGTGAAATACATTGAATGGTTTCTTTGACAACAGCATCATCTATTTCCCCACTTAGTACTATATTCCTAAGAATTATATGGTCTTTATTAATGCTCTTCATTTTGTATTTCTTTCCATTCAGGTTCTTTTACAGTCTCACAAAATAAAAAATGTGATTCTGTTTTTAAAATATGATCTGCTTCTAAATATTCTCTCCATTTATGAAGAAGATCTCTTAATAGTGAACTTTCTTTATTATAGAAATAACTAATAGGGATACTCCTTAATACCACATATATCTCTCCATTATAGAAATATAACCTCCTCATATTCTCCTATTTATTTCAATTTTTTATCTCTCGTATTTCCAATATAAAAATATGTATAATAAATTCCAAGTTAAATTTGGAGAGTTTTTATTTCTTTTTATATTCAATATGTTTTTAATAATTATACATATTTATAATAATGAATCTTGAGGAATTTTTTAGTTTATTTAATAGTAGTTCTAAAGAAGATATTAAAAACTTTACTACTAAAATAACATCAACGGAAGACCCTACTTTATTAAATATTAGAATGTTTAAAGATTATATTCTGATGTTTGATAAACTAAAAAAAGAACTCATGCCATTTTTATCTCTTTTATCCCAGAATAATTCAAAAAAAGTAGATATTAATCCTTCTTCTTCTAGTTTTAATATTGCTTTTACTTTTCTTAAAAAAATTAACTTAGAAGATAAACAACATTATGATATTTTTTGTAAAACAGTAGATTCTGATTTTATAAAAGCATGTAATAAATCATTAGATCATTATGTTGAAATTGAAGATTATGAAAAATGTGCTGTTTTAAAGAAATTCATTGATGAAGGAACAAAACTTCTTAAAATAAACTTGTCTAATAGTAAATAATATATATATTGACTAATACTAATTAAAATAAAATAAAATGAGAAATCGTGATTTAGTTTTTACAAAAATTGAGCGTCTAGAAGGTATTATGAAAACCTTAAAAGTTATGACTACTCGTCCTAATACTACTGTTGAAGATTTTCATATTACTGTGAATAATGCTGAAAGTATTTTAGAGGATTTAAAATCTATGATTGAAAGAGAGCCTATGAGTCCTAATGAGGTTAATAGAGTTTAATTATTAAATAATAAAAGTTATGAAATTAACAGCAGAACAAATCCAACAAAATTGGATAGACTTAGAAGAAACCATTAAATCATATATTAGTGAACCCCGCCGTTCACAATTACTTGATTTCTATTCCCGATACTCAGAACGTATTATGATGATGCCGGCATCTCATAAAAAAGAATATCACAATGCATTCCCTGGTGGTTATGTAGATCATGTATTACGAGTAATAGATTGTGCTCTTAAATTAAATGATGTGTGGATTACAATGGGAGTAGATGATTCTACTTATACTAAAGAAGAATTGGTATTTGCTGCTTTAAATCATGATTTAGGTAAATTAGGTGATGCTGAAAACGAATCATATATTCCTCAAACTGACCAATGGCGCAAAGATAAATTAGGTGAAGATTATACTTTTAATAACAAATTAGCATTTGCTTCAGTACCAGATCGAGGATTATTTTTACTTCAACAACATGACATTAAATATACCTTTAACGAAATGATTGCTATTCAAACTCATGATGGTTTATATGATGACGGTAATAAAAAATATTTAATGACATGGTCACCTGAACAAAAACCTAGAACTGCTTTACCATTTATAATTCATCAAGCTGATTTAATGGCTGCTCGTATTGAATTTGAAAAAGAATGGTTACCTAAATTTAAAAATGGAGTTGAAACCAAAAAAACAAATTTTTCTTTAAATAAAGATGAGAAAAAAACTCCAATTAAAACTAAAGCACTGGGTACATTACAAAGTGAAGGATTAAAAAACTTATTAAATAACATATGATTACAATTATTACATCAGTTTTAAGTTGTTTAGTTATTATTCTAGGATATACTACTTTTAATCTTTTAAAAAAACAAGAAAAAGCAGAAGATATTCTTATATCATATAAAACATATATTGATAAACTAAAACAACAAATAGAGTTTTCAAATAAACGCATTAATGAAATTAATGCTAAAGGTACATTTACAAGTGATGATGAAATAGGATGGTTTTTTAAAGAAATCCAAACTCTTCAGGCATTATTAAATCAATTTAAAATGGATTAATTATATTATGGCTGAGGTTAAAAAAGGAAAAAATTATTTTACTCATGATACTGAGTTAGCTATATTAGAGTATAATAATTGTGAAGACTATCATATAAAAAACAGAATATATAATGAAAGAATACATTATGCTTTCTTTAAATTAACAGAAAACATAATTCATACTTTTAAATTTTATTATACTGAAGTAGATAATTTAGAAGATCTCCAACATGAGGTTATTACTTTTCTTCTTTCTAAAATGCATCTATATAATCAAGATAAAGGAAAAGCATATTCATATTTTGGCACTATAGCTAAACGTTATCTTATTATTTCTAATACTAAAAATTATAAAAAACGTATAGATACATTATCATTAAGTGATATGGGAGATGGAGGTTTAGATAATGACGACTATGTAGATTACAATAAAAATTCAATTTACAATGAACCAATAGGAGACCACACAATTTCTTCCCCAGAAATGCATCCCCCATCAGAACAAGATGAGCTATCTAAATTTATAGATTTATTTGTAGATTATTGTTCTAGAAACATATATGATCTTTTCCCAAAAGAAACTGATGCTCAAATAGCAGACGCTATATTAGAATTATTTAGAAAACGAGATAGTTTAATTATCTTTAATAAAAAAGCTCTTTATATTTATATTAGAGAAATTATAGATATCAAAACTCCAAAAATAACTAAAATAGCTGTTTATTTACATGAATTATTTAAAAATAAATATGCTTTTTATTTAGAAAATGGATATTTTGAGTCTTGATTTTACCTATATTTATAAAGAAAAAATATGGGTTCTTTAGATGAAATAATATTTGGTAAAAAGAGTTTTTCTAGTCTTTTAGAAGAAATATACGATAATCAAAAGAAAAAAGAAAAACAAATATCTGCACTTATTAGTGAATTAAAACCTCTTGTTAAAGAAATAGGAGATGCTACTTTAATAGTTCCTTTAATTAAGGAATACTTAGAAATAGGAGTTAAAAATGATGAACAACTCATAAAAATGGCTACTATTATCCAAAGAGCTCTTCAAAATTCTTCCTCTACAGATAGTTTTAGTATCTCAGATGAAGAGAAACAACAACTCTTATCTCAACTAGATCAACTTAAATCAGAAGGAGATGCTTAAATTTGGTTTACTTAATTCTATTCAACAATCTTCTAATCTTTCTGGGGGAGGAGGAGTAGGGGGAGGTTTTACTCCTGCTAGAGTTATAGATGTTTTTCTTACTCCTGAAAGTATTAAAGAATACTATGATGGGGATTTATATCTTTCAATTAAAGAAGAAGTTACAATAGGTAGTATAATCTTTGCAGATTTAAAAGCTCCAATTGGGTCTAATGATCGAGGAGGAACAAATGTAGCTAAACCTTTATTTGCTAATATAAAAAATTTTCCATTAAAAAAAGAAGTTGTTTTAATTTTAGCAACTACTACTCATGGATTAGTAGATACAAATCAACAAACTGCTAGTACAAACGAATTTACATATTATTATATTTCTCCTATCAATATTTGGGGAAACCTTAACCATAATGCTCTCCCAGAAGAAATTTTCTTCCCAGAAACTCCTCCTTCTTTAAATAAAACATATTCTGATTCTGAAAATGGAGATCCAAATCAAGTAAATAATGAATTCCATGATATAGAATTAGGACTATATTTTAAAGAAAAGGAAAATGTTCAATCTCTTCAACCATTTGAAGGTGATATTATATATGAAGGTAGATTTGGAAATTCATTAAGATTTAGTAGTACAGTTTTAGGTTCTGAAAATCCTTGGTCTGAATTTCCTGAAAATGGAGATCCAATAACAATATTAAGAAATGGATTTTATGATAATGAAAAAGAACCTTGGGATACTATTACTGAAGATATAAATAAAGATAAATCTAGTATTTATTTAACTTCAACTCAAAAAATTAATATCGATGTTTCTAGTAAAGAATATAATTCATATGCTGCTGGAACTGAACCAACAGCTCCTAAAGATTATACTAAGGAGCAAATAATTATTACTTCTAATAGGATTCTTATTAATAGTAAAGATGACCATGTTTTATTAAGTGGAGCTAAATCTATTGGTCTTAGTTCTAAGAGTAGTGTAAATATAGATGCTAAAAATACATTTATTGTAAAATCTCCTAAAATAATTTTAGGTACTAATGATGAATCTCAAGCTTCTCCATTATTATTAGGTGACAAAACTGTAAATCTTTTATCTAGTATATTAATTGATATGCAAACATTATGTACTCAATTTTCAGTACTAGCTAGCCTCCCCCCAGGAGTACCATTTGTACCTTTAAATACAGCAGCAATACAGGTTAATACTAACCTACAAAAATACCAAGGACAATTACAATCTTTACTTTCTCAAATCAGTAAAACTAAATAATCATGGCTAATGGTGAAGATTTAAAAAAAGTTGTAGGAGAAAAAATTTTAAAAGCTCAAGAAGCTGCAGCTAAAGCAGCAGAAGTTGCCGCTAAAATTGAAGCTGCACAAGCAAAAGCAGCTGCTATTGCTGCTACTGCTATAAAAGCAAAAGAAACAGTTGCTAAAATTAAAGCAGCTCGACAATTAGCTAAATCTCAAGGATTAAAACCAGGTCTTCCCCCAGGTTTAGGAGGATTAATAGTATCTGTTTTAAAACAAGTAATTGTTTCTTTAAACCTTCAAGAAAAAGCTATAAATAAAATCATTTCTGAATTAGAAGAATCATGCCCTAATGCTGAAAAACTTCAAGAACTTATAGAAAAAAAGAATAAAGTTCAAAGTGTTTTAACAGAAGTAACCCAAGCTATTTCTAGTGTTAATCAAACTGGAGCTACTATTTCTACTATTTTAGGGGTTTTAGACACAGTAATAACTGTCCTTAAATTATTACCCTTCCCAGTAGCTATCCCTCCAGGTATAGGTGTTCCTGCAAATATTATTACTTTAATTGGAGACGGTATTAGGGTAGCAGATAAAGAACTTGATAAATTAAAAGGTATTGTAGATGGTATAGTAGGAGGTATAGGAGTTATAAAATCTACTGTAGAAAGTTTATTAGAATATGTAAGTTTATTAGATCAAGCTATTGAGTTTTGTGCTTCGAAAATAGCAGCTGAAGAAGCAAATACTCCCGAAGAAGCCCAATCTATAATTTCTGAATTCCTTACCCGAGTAGATTCATTTAATTCTCCTACACCTGATGTTAGTACAATACCTCCTGTAATAGGAACAGCAATAATTAAATCCATAGATATAAATGGAGGAGTAAATAGTCTTGAAATTTTAAATAAAGGTTCAAACTATAACCCTTTAAAATTAGTATCCCTTACCCGAGGAAATAACTCTACAGCATTAATAAAAATTAATACTAATAATCAAGGATCTATAACTGGATTTACCATCAATACTTCAGGTAATAATTATGGTAATGGTGATATAGTATCTCTTAATCCTATAAATTCTTCTCCTCCAATAGAAGCAGCATTTCCTGTAATTTATAAAGGATTTGAAATTAATGTAGAAAATAATCCTATAGAAACTCTTTCTACTATACCTAGAAGAAGACCTATTGCTTTTAATCCTACTAGTAATGTTAAAATTACTGGAGATTATTCATTTAGCTCCAATGTTCAGATATTAGTAGATACTATGAAATTTGCTATTGATAATTATTTAAATAACTTTAATCCATTATCGAATAATCCACAATAAAAATTTATTAATAAAATATTTATAATCATGAAAACAGATATATTAAAAAAATTAATTAAAGAAGCAGTTCGTGAAGCAATTCAAGAAGAAATTAAAGATATCCTCCTTGAAGCTGTACGTGCTCCAAAAACTATAGTTAATGAAACAGTAAATCCTCAAGTTTTTACTCAACCAAATGGAACTAATATAAATCATGATCTTAGACGTAATTTGAGAAGCATGATTGGAGGTGAGTTTGATGCTACTATTTCTGCTAATTCATCACATGCCCAACCAACATATACTCCTCCCCCAGTAAATACTACTGCTGAGGGATCAAGTTTACCTAGTGGTGAAGTAAGTTTAGATCAAATATTAGGAATAATAAATAAATAATGGCAATTATAATACAAAATAAATTTGCTCTAGATTCTTTAGGGTATAAAACTATAGGATTTGCTTTCCCTATTAGTGATGGAGGAGTATTTCCCCCTACATATACAGTAAAGGAACAACTTAGATATAATTTAATAAATTATCTAATGACTAATCCTGGAGAATCTTATCTTAATCCCGATTTTGGAGCAGGTTTACCTAAATTTATTTTTGAACAAATTAATACTCAAAATCTTGAATCTATTAAAACTATAGTTCAAAATAAAATTACTATTGCTTTCCCTAATATTAAAGTACAAAAAATAGATGTTTATGGGAATGAAGACTTTAACCAAATAAGAATAGTTATAACTTATAATATTTTAAATTTTGGTAATGACCAAATAACTTTACAATTTTAATTAAATAAATGGCATCCAATACACCACAAATAAATTATTTTTCTAGGGATTTTGAAACCCTAAGAAATTCTCTAGTTAATTACGCTAGAACATATTTCCCTAACACATATAATGACTTCAGTCCTTCATCTACAGGTATGATGTTCATTAATATGGCTGCTTATGTAGGTGATATTTTGTCATTCTATTTAGATAACCAAGTCCAGGAAACTTTTATACAATATGCTAAACAAGAAGAAAACATATATGCATTAGCATATCTTTTAGGTTATAAACCAAAAGTTGCTACTCCAGCTGTAACTACTGTTGATTTTTACCAACAACTCCCAGCTATTGCTTCAGGAAGTATCCAAGTTCCTAATTACTCATATGCATTAACTGTTCCTCAAGGAACTGTTATTTCTACTGCTTTTGGTGTTCCTGCCAATTTTAATACTTTAAATAAAGTAGATTTTTCATTTAGTAGTTCTTTAGATCCTACTGAAATAACAGTTTATACAGTAAGTAATGGTATTCCAACATATTTCTTAGCTAAAAAATCAGTTCAAGCTGTTGAAGGTACTGTTAAAAATAAATCTTTTTCATTTGGTGGAGCTCAAGAATTTCCTACAGTTTTAATTACTGATAGTAATATAGTTAATATTCAATCTTGTACTGATACTGCTGGAAATGTTTGGTATGAAGTAGATAATCTTGCTCAAGATCTTATATATGATACTAAAGCAAATACTTCTACCAATGATCCTAATAATCCACCTACTGATACTTCAGATACACCTAATCTTCTTCAATTAAAGAAAGTAGAGCGTAGGTTTGCTACTAGATTTATCAATAATACCACTTTAGAAATCCAATTTGGAAATGGTGGTACAGCTAATACTACAGAAGAAATTATCCCTAATCCTGACAATGTAGGATTAGGACTTACAATTGGACAGAGTAAACTTACAACTGCTTTTTCTCCTACTAATTTTATTTTTTCTAACACATATGGTATATCTCCTTCTAATACAATTTTAACTTTTCAATATTTAACTTCAAATGGAACTTCAGGAAATGTGTCTGTAAATTCTCTTACTCAATTTAGTAAAGCTTCTCTTACATTTAAAACAGTAGGATTAGATTCATCTGTATCTAACTTAGTAGTTAATTCTGTTACTGCTACTAATCCTTCTGCAGCTTCTGGAGGAGGAGATGGTGATACATTAAATGAAGTAAAACAAAATGCTTTAGGTAATTTTCAATCTCAACTTAGAGCTGTTACACCTGAAGATTACATCATTAGAGCTTATAGCCTTCCTGCAGAATTAGGAACTATATCTAAAGCTTTTGTAACATCTGAGAAATTAGCTACTTTACAACAGGGAGAAACTCCTTCTATACTAAATTTATATATTCTAAGTAAAGACAGATCAGGTAATTTTACTATAGCTAATGATAGTTTAAAGAAAAATCTTAAAACTTATTTATCACAATATAGAAGCATTAGTGATACTATTAAAATTAAAGATGCATTTATTATTAATATAGGAATTAATTTTGATATAGTAGTTAGACCCAACAGTGTAGGAGATACAGTTTTAGCTTCATGTATAAATTCTCTAAATAAGATATTTTTTAATGATAATTGGCAGATTAATCAACCTATTCTTTTAGGAGATTTATATAGTACCTTAGATGCAGTAGAAGGAGTTCAAACTGTTAAAAATATACAAATAGTAAACCTAACCTCAAGCGATGGAAATTATAGCCAATATGCATATGATACTCAAGGAGCTACAATCAATAGAATAGTATACCCCTCAGTAGATCCTATGATTTTTGAAGTTAAATTCCCCAACACAGACATAAAAGGAAGAATAGTACCATATTAATAAATTTTCACCAATGGCCATATATAAAATATTTCCCACTAAAGACACCACTATCTACTCAGCATACCCTAATCTTAACTCAGGATTAGATCCTCTTTTAGAAATGTCTACTACTACAGTGACAACATCTGGAATTAGTCCTCAAGTAGCTAGAACCTTAATTCAATTTGATACAACAGAAATAAATGATATTGTATCTAATAAAATATCTGGAAGTTTATTTTCAACATATTTAAAAATATTTCAAGCTCAAATTTTTGGACTTTATGGTGATTCTTCTATTGAAGTTTATCCACTATATAATCCATGGAATATGGGTACAGGACAATATTCTAATAACCCAATATCTACAAATGGAGCTAGTTGGACATGGTCAGACTTTTCAGGTTCAAATACTTGGACAACAGGAGGATTTCCTAATTTTGTTACTGCTTCTTATCCATCAACTAATTTAGGTGGAGGTACTTGGTATACTGGATCTTCTAATAGTACTGTTTTACCTATATATTCAACTCAAAGTTTTTCATATTATTCTAATTTAGATTTAGAATTAAATGTTACTAATATAATTAAAGCATGGAATAGTGGAAGTATTACTAATAATGGTTTTATATTAAAACAACCTAATTCTAAAGAATTTTTAGATACTAACCAATCTCAAACCGAATTAAAATATTATTCTAGAGATACTAATACTATTTATCCTCCTATTTTAGAGTTCCGTTGGAGAGATTATACTTTCAATACTGGATCATCTATTAACACAATTATTAATACTGATCAGTTAGCTATTAGTAATCCTAATAATCTAAAAGCATTTTATAGTGGAAGTATTCAACGTTTTAGATTAAATGTAAGACCTCAATATCCTGTTAGAATATTTCAAACTGCTTCATTATATACAACTAATTATTACTTACCAACTGCTTCTTATTATGCTATTAAAGATTTACAAACTAATGAATATGTAATTAATTTTGATACTAATTATACTCAAATAAGTGCTGATAATCAAAGTAGTTATTTTGATATTTATATGAGTGGCCTTCAACCTGAAAGATATTATACTGTATTAATTAAAACTACTATAAGTGGTTCTACTATAATATATGATCAAAATATTAACTTTAAAGTTATTAATGGGTAATGGAAAATATAATTATAAATAAACAAGTATTTGAAAAAACCCAATTTTTAAATACAGTCAATAATACTTTTACCCAACTCACAAGCTCCCAAGCTGCTCCTACAGGCCCAGCTATGGTTGAAGCTACAGTAGATGGATTTTTCACTTTATATGAAGATTTATTTTTTGATATACCTAAACTTGGAGATTTAAACTCCCATCAGTATCTTATTACCACTAGTGGTAATTATGTTGGAGGTACTACCGTTAATGATAGTATACAGATTTTATTAGATGAAATTGCTAATTTAAGAACAGCTTTATTAGATGCCAATAGAACCATTACTGATCTCCAAATTCAAGCAGGCATAGCCCAACAAGGAATTAACCCGAACTTATTTTTATCAAATGGATAAAAACAATTTTTAATATTACTATTCAATGAATCTATACCCATCAGCATCTATAGAAATATTAGATCCTAAAACATTAAATG